AATCCTCTGGATTGTTGACAACATTACAGATAACTTCTTCACCGCTAGACAGTTTTAGAATTTTGGTATCCTCATTCATTTCATTTTTATCCTTTTAATTTCATAATCAAACTGTTCCTCATTGTATATATTTATTCGTTCCATGAAATGAGTTAAGGTGAAGTTCCTTCTTGACTTGTGGGTAAAGTCATCACTGATGTCGAATAGGGTAGCGGTATCTTTACTATCTCCAACTCGCAACCCTCTTCCGATTGACTGCAAAACCCTAATACGACTTTTAGAGGGGGAAGCGAACACGATGTTGTGGAGATTACGAATATTAATACCAGTAGAAAAAGTACCATAGGACGCAACAATAATCGCATCATTTTCCTTTTCAGTGATCGCACGAATATCTTCCCTTGTTTGTGTATCTGTTCCACCATGTACATAGAACACCTTTCTGTCCAAGTCTTTCATCATATCGTAAAGAACAGAACCATGTTTTTCTACAAATTGAAATAGAACTAATGTATTACCCTTAACTGCCTTTGTCAACCCTATAATAAATTTATTTCGCTCGGCGTGACGTACAATATAGTCTACCTCATCTTGGTAGTTCATATCCTTTACTAACTTGCATTCACTTTCTGGATATGAAAGAACTAGAGCCTTGATAGAAAAGTTTGCAAGTGTTTTCTTGTCTATCAGTTCTTTTGTACTAATCACCTTGTTCAGACTACCAAACAATCCTTCTAGAACAAGTCTGTGTGTTTGCATACCATCTAACGTACCTGTTAGTCCAAATCTGTATTTGCAAAGATGAAGTTTTGTCAATATGGATGTAAGTGATTTAGATTTGAATAGATGAGCCTCATCACCTATTACACAACCAAATTGTTCAAAGTAACTCTTGGGCATTTTATAAAGAGATTGCCAAGTGGATATTACAAGCTTCTTTTCTACCTTCCTGTCGTACCCACTATAAACTTTTTGCATATATGCATCCAACCATCCGTAATCAATAAAGTCAGAATACATCTGTTCAACCAAAGATGTTGTAGGAACAAGTATTAGTATTTTATCGTTCTGCTCTTCTGCAAGGAGCATCTCATAATATCTTACTAGTACATAGATAATAAGCGACTTGCCTGAAGCAGTAGGACTAAGCAACAGAGCACGATGTTTTCTAATTGCGTACTCCACTGCACTAACTTGGTAGTCACGAGGTTTGATAGATTTTCCATTGGATCGTATGTTAAGTTGTCTAATGAATCCATCAAGTATTTTTCTGTCGATTGTTTTTTCATCTTGCAAATCCTCACTAATAGTATAATCTTCTTCAAAATCTTCTAGATATTTAGTCAAGTATGGTAGTAAACCAATATAGAGCTCACCATTTGCCGGCGAGAAAAGACGAATCTTTCCATCCCAAATACGGTTTCGATACGCAGGCATAAATCGAGCGCCAGGCACTTCAAAGGTAAAGTAATCCGATAACATCCTTGCAACAGATGCCTCAGTATCTACTTTGAGAAATACCTCATTTTTCTTGGAGATTGTTGTCACTAAATCGCACCATCTACAAACTTACGCCATTCGATTGCGTTTTTAATATCCCACCCACGTTGTTGGATTTGTTTCAGAATACGTTCACAGGAGTCCATGCACATTGCATTGTACTCCACCTTTTGTTTTGCCTTGATGAGTTCTTCATCAGATTCAAGGTAGATAGGCAAATCCTGTTTTAGAATTTTGTGGTCAAAGGGATTGTCACGATAGACTTCTGGGTCAGATTTACCAGAATAGTACTCCCACTTCTTACGATAGAGAACACGATAGTTACCCTCATTCATAAGTTTGAGTTGTCTAAAGTTGTTGTAGATGTTTAGGTATTTTTGGTGAAGGGTTGCAGACTTGAGAGACTCATCTGCGAGTTCCAAGTCATCCATTTTTAAGTCTTTTTCAGCCTGTTGCTGTAATTCATCAAGTGTCATTATATATCATCCTATAGGGCGAGCAGAGATTGGTTGGAACTTACTGTTCTATGTTATCTCTTACCATTGAGAGACTCAAACTAATACTGCTTAAGTACACCTTGTCTGCTCGGTATATTTATAAAACTTCAAACTCGTAAATATCGTATACGAATGTTACGGTTGCAGTGAGTTGTTCTGTATCTGTATTTTGTGTGGTAAAAGTCAAACCAGATAGTGATGTTGGGAAACAGTTCTTAAAGTTTGCTTTCAGAACAGGATTGTTCTTGTTTGTCAGAATATGCATAGTTGCATCACTCATTAGGTTTTGAGGCCCATTTGGCGTTGCACGAAGTTCTGGGTTTGCACCAGACACAGCGTCCTCAAACTGTTCTCTGTTTTTAGGGAAACCAATACCAACCATCCAATCATGGATTTCTCTATAGTTAGACAAATCTTCATTACATAGGAATGTAATCTCTAGACTTTCAAACTCTAGTGTATCACCCATCATATTGATGGCACTGAATGGTGTACTGATAGGAACACCAGAACCAAAGGTGATGCCAGGGATATTCGCCTCAGTCACAAAATATTCGACTGTGGGAATCTTCAGAAGTTGGAATCTAAACTGACTATTGTTTGCAAAGTCTAGATTATCAACTTGTCTTTGTAGTGGATTGAATGCAACCATATTTTTCTTCCTTTACATTATTTATACGAATAAAAAAGGGGGAGCCGAAGCTCCCCCAAGTTCTGGTTGCTTATCGCAACTCTTATTACATGATGTTCGTAACTTGAACTTTTCTGTAGTAAGTGTTTGCGTTTGCAGTCATAGCACCACCACCAGCGGTTGCTCCTTCTGCAAAAGGATTGGCAGTAAGACCGTAACGAGTCTTGAAACCAATCTTTGGCTGGAATGTGTTCTCGCCAACTGCACGAACCATTTGCAACGGAACGTATGGGCAGTAGAAGATACCAGCATCGTAAGGTGAAGTACCTTTGTAACCTACAACGTAGAACTGCTTATCAGCAGAGTTTGCTGAATAAGGATCGATGTACACTTTGTAACGTCCGTTAAGAACACCAGCGAAAGTGTTACCGGCATCGTCTACATTAAGGTTGTTGTTGAGGGCAGGAGTGTAATCAAGAACACCAGCCATCTGAAGTGCAGATGCAACATCAGAAGAACAGATAATCATGTTACCCTTACCTCTACGAGTTTCTTGAGCGATTGCGTTTGCATCTCTCTCAACTTGGAACATAAGTCCTTTGAACTTTTCAACGCTCCAACGGCCGTTTGAATCAACGTCCATATCGAAGATACCAGAGTTGGCTGTATCTACTGCAGCGCCCTTCTTAGAAGTGACGTAGATAGTTCTTACAACTTCTCTGTTGATTTCAGCAAGAATTTCTGAAGAGAGAATGTTTGCAAGTTCTGTCTCTGCATCAAGACCGTGAATTGCTTTCAAGTCTTGTGCGAGTTCCATAGTGTACTCGGCTTTCAGAGCTCTTGTTCTTGCAGTAACAGTCTGCTTCTCGATTGAGAATGCCATTTCTGCGAAAGAGTTAGAAGCAGAGTCACCAAGTGCCTCGGCAGCAGATGTCTGCATTGCAACACCAGATACATAAGTGCCTGGAGCAGCATCGTTAAGAACAGCAGGGTTAGTACCTTGCATTTGAGTGTTACCACCAGAGAAGTCGTTGTCGGCTTCGTTGTAGAATGCCTCTGTACCTGTCTGTGAAGAGTAACGTGAACGCATTGCGAAGATAAGGCCAGTTGGGCCAGTCATAGGCTGAACGCCTGCGACATCATACGCAATAAGGTTCGGCATCGCCCGTCTTACGAGGGAGATGAGGATCGGATCCCAGCCGGCAACATTTGCACCGGCAGGTGCGTGACCAGAGTTGGTCGGTGCAGCCTCAGAAAGGAACGCATTGTCCTCTTTCATTGACTTTTCTTGGTTTTCTAGGATAACAGTGGTTACAGCCTTACGATAAGAGTCGTTGATCTCTGGAAGATCTTTATGCTCTAGGACTGGCTGCCACTTTTCCTGTAGATGTTCTGTTTGGAACATTTTAGTTTCTCCTTGTTGAGTTATCTATAATATTTATAAAAAAGTAACATTTAGTTACTTATTTCGCCCGCTGTACAGTTTTGCCGATAGCTGCCATGTAAGCAGACATTGCACCAGTTGTATCGTAAGATTCCGTACCATCAGTTTCGGAATCTACAGATTCAGCGACAGTTGTTGCTTTAGGGAAATAACTTTCCTTCAGCTGGTCGAGTTTTTCCTTGAAAGACTCTTCATTTGAAAAATCTACCTCTTCTGCAAGAGACTTAAACTTTTCTACCTCTGTATCTGCGAGGTCAGAAGCGCATTCATTGAATACTCTCTCACGAACAAGAACGTCATGTGACTTTTTAAGTTCAGCACTCTTTTCAATTTGCTCGTTGAGTTTTGCTTCAAGTTCATCAATCTTTTCAGACTGTTGACCAAGAATGTCGTACTTCTCATCTGGAACATCAATGTAATGCTCTTCAAACAGAGACTTGAGACCAGAGATGAAGTCCTCTGCGATTTCGCCTTTAAGTCCACGCTCAATTGCGATTTCGTTTTCTTTCATCCACTCTTCTACAACGTAGTTCATGTAGTTGTCAACCTTTTCAGTCAACTCATCTTGAACTCTGTTGATTTCTTCAGCGACTTCTTGAGTTTTTTCCAACTCAATTCTTTCGACTTCAGAACGGATTTTTGATTTTACGGCTGCTTCAAAAATTGTCGCTGCCTTTTCTTTGAATTCCTCAGAAAGTTCTGCGTCTTGTGTAAGAGCAGAAACGTCATCAGAAACATCTACAGAAGCGATGCGCTCATCAAGAGTAGATTCCTCGACCTTTGCTTCGGCCTTTTCTTCTTCCTCTTCTTTACCCATCATTTCCATCTTGTTATACATTGCCTTGAGTTCTTGGACTTTCATGCCTTCCATTTTTTTCATCATTTCGGCTTTCATCATCTCTTTCGTCATGGCCTTCTCTTGAAGTTCTTCACCGTCATTGTCGATGTTATCATCGCCTGCGGCAAGGGGTTCTTTGATTTTGGTTGCTTCAGTGTCACCACCAGCATCTTTTGCACCTTTAGTCTGTGCATCAGTTGCCTTTTTAATCTTGTCAGCGGATTTCGCTGAACCAGACTCGGCCTCTGGCTTATCTTCACCAGCGCCACCAAGATCTTGAACTTCACCCTCTACTTTATCCATTGATTCACCTTTGGCGGCACCCTTTGTAGGGGCGTCTTGGGATGCTTCTTCAAGCTCCTGTTGAACTTCCGCTTCTAGTTCCTCAATTGTCTTGTCTAGTTCTGACATTGGGATTTCTCCTTGAGTTTTGTTATCTTAACATATTTATAATGATTAAAGTTTTGACAAGAATTTTGCAAATGCAAGAGCGGAAACATTTGACTGTTTACGTCTTACACCTTCATTAATCTCATCTTTGATTCCAGCAATCTCGACTTCTTTGAGAATGCCATTATCCCACACCCATTCCTTTCCTTCCATAATACCCTCAACGAAGGCCTGAGGAGCAGAAGGGTCTGCCACGATGTCTGCCGCAGTAGCGAGATAGAAATCGTCTTTCACATAATTTGCACC